CATTGATCGGCAGGTAGACATGGGGAATGGGAGACAGATACTTCCTTGGGAACAACTTGCCCAGTTATTTAGGGAGTTCACAGCCTTTGCAGGCCCAGGTGAACACCAGAAATATCTGAACATGTTCCGGAAGTATTATCCCATTCTCCGTGGCTTTCCTGGTCCCTTCTATGGGCCTGTTGAGTATGGTGCACTTGGTGCGCCTGTCCCATCACCTAAGCACAAGTTCACATCTAACCAGTTGATGTGGATGAATGCACATCGCCTCGGTCTCTTCGATTATAGTGAGGGAACTCGTAATGATTACAGTAAGATCTGTAGTCGTTACGAGGCCCACATCAGCCTGGAGACCGGGGGGATGTACAGGTGGGGTCCAACTGATATGGATGGTGCCATTGGCCCCCCCCGACAGTTGTACCTTCTGGGTGCGGAGGGAATGAGGAGAGTTGATCCTTATGCAAGGGATGGGGGTCTGGGTTTTCGAGCAATGGCGATGAGGAGATGGTTCCAGGACCTGTCCTCCAACAAGCATGTGAAGATCTTTGGCGCCCGTAGGTGGAACCAATTCAAGCTGAGCCGTGCTCATCTTGGAGGGGTTCCCCCTCTTCCGGCCAACTATCTTCACAAGGTGTTGGAGAATTCGACCTGGAGTCTTCGTCCGGCATGGCACCGATCGAGGGATATGGTTGGTGTTCGGTATGAGGATGATGCGTCATTTCTCCATGAGATCTTCCAGGCGCCACAAGAGGAGGCAGAGAAGTAGAGACCACGTGGTGATCCCCCTGCAATGGTCCCCCCCGGGGCATGAAGTATATCTCATGGCAAACAACAAGAAAACAGGTAAGGGAAAGAAGGCTAAGTCTCAGACCATGGTGGCCCGGCCCATTGGTGGTCAGACCAACCCGGCGAATCAGCAATTGATCCGCCGGACTGGTGCCCCCAAGATCACATATCGTGAGAATGGTGTGATTGTGCAGAACACCGAGAAGTTTCGTGGTGTTGCCTCCGTTGTTGGGGGCTCCACCAGGATCCAAGAGGTGTGGTGCATGAATCCCGCCAGCTTCGATGTGTTTCCTTGGTTGGCGAATCTTAC